GAGGGGACGCTGGAGCTGGCGCGGCAGTCGCACCGGCTGGCCGAGACGGCGAACCTGACCGGGTGGCGGATGTCGTTCACGCTGCGCGAGTTCGCGCCGAAGAAGCCGGTGGACGTGTGGTTCCGCTTCCCCTTGCACGAGGTGGACGACACGGGGCTGCTCGAGGAGTGCAAGCCGAGCTTCGGCGGGCTTTCGGAGGCGAGGCGGCTGAAGCTGGACGCCGAGGGCAGCGGCAAGGTGGCGCAGCTCGACGCCGTGTGCGCGCGGCTGGTCGCGGCCGGCGGGCGGGGGTTCGCGTTCCGCGACGCCGTGCAGAAGGAGCTGAAGTGGAGCCAGCCGACCGTGAACCGGTGGCTGGACCAGTCGGAGCGCTACATGCGCTCGCTGGACCCGGACACCGGGCGGGCGACCGTGGTGCCGGTGGAGCGCGAGGGCGGCGGTTGCGGCGCGGGGTGCGGCGGCGATGGCGGCTGCGGTGCTGGCGGCGGTGCCGGGCTCGCGGGCTCCGGCGACGGGGAGGAGGCGCAGGGTGAGCTTCCGTGGTGATCTGCTGGCGCGGACCGGGGCCGTGGCGACGGTGACGGCCTGGGGGTCTAAAGGGGGCAAAGGGGCTTTTTGGGCTCCCCCTAAAAAGCCTTTATATAGAGATGTTTTTGTGGGGAGGGAGGTGCGCCCCGGGGACGAGGTGCCCCGGGGACGCGCCCCCGCTCCCTTGCCCTATGGTTTTCGGGGGCGGCTGGTTTGGGGCGGCTGCGGCGCGGCGGGCGGCTGGCGGCCGCGACTGCGATTGCGGCGGCTCGGGCGGTTATGGCGGTGGTCGCGGTGAGCGCGTGGACCACGGGGCAGGACGACGTTCTGCGCGAGTGCTGCTACCGGGGCGCGGCGTTCTGCCGGGACGAGATCGAACGGCGGTGCGGCGTGTCGCATTCGGTGCGGGCCGTGGAGATGCGGGCGTCTCGGATTCTCGTGTCGCTGGTGGTGCGCACCGTGTGCCCGGGGTGCGGGGCCGTGGGCGTGACCATCAACAAGGGCACCGGCATGTGCCGGCGGTGCAGCGAGCGCTACCACCTGGAGCAGGAGCGGGCGTTCAACGCGATGCTTGAGGAGGAGCGCGCCGAGGCCGAGGACGCCGCCGAGGTTGACGCGCTGCGGCGCGAGCGCGACCGGCTGCGGAAGACGAACTCGCGGATGTGCAGGAAGTACGGGCTGAAGAGCCGGCGGGACCGGGGGATGACGTAGGGCGCGGGACGGACGCGCGGACGGTTGCCTGGGGCGGTTGTGACGGGCTGCGAGGATGTGGGCCATCGGGATTGGCGGCATCTGTTAGGAGGTGGCCTGGGTGGCGAGACGTGCGAAGCTCACCGAGGAGATGGTCCAGCAGGCCATCGCGCTCAAGGGCGACGGGCTTTTCGACGGCGACATCATCTGCGCGCTGGGGATCCACCCCTCCACGTTCTACCGGTGGATCGGCGAGCCCAAGAACAAGCTGCAGCGCGAGTTAAGCGAGGGACTAAAAAAGGAGGAGGCCGAGTTCAAGCACATGCTGCTCACGACGATCCGGGCGGCGGCGCTGGCGAGGAACCAGTACTGGACGGCGGCCGCGTGGCTGCTCGAGCGGAAGTACCCCGACGAGTACGGCAAGGCCGACCGGCGCCGCGACGAGGATGAGGGCGGCGATGCGCCCCGCATCGTGCTCGGGGTCGTGGCCAAGCCGGTGCAGGAGCGGATCGACTTCTTGGCGTGCGAGGAGAGGGGCGACTCGGCCGGCGAGGGTTCTTCTTCCCCAGGCGCTTCTTCCTCCGCTGCTTCTGCTGACGCGAAGGCGGGCGCGTGATGGGGAGGGTGGACGCGAGCGAGCTCGTCATTCCCGCCTTCCATGATGTCCTCGGCGATGTGATGAGCCACGGGCACACGCACTACTGGCTGCATGGGGGACGTGGCTCGACCAAGAGCTCGTTCGTCTCGGTTGCTATTGTTCTTCTGCTGCTCGCGCACCCGGATGCGAACGCTGTTGTGATTCGGCGCTTCTCGAACACGCTGAGGGATTCCGTGTACGAGCAGGTGCAGTGGGCGATTGCCGAGCTTGGCTTGGAGCGGTGGTTCCGGGCGCGGGTGTCTCCGATGGAGCTCACCTACCTGCCGACTGGGCAGCGGATCGTGTTCCGCGGGGCCGACGACCCGCTCAAGCTGAAGGGCACGAAGTTCGGGCACGGGTACGCGGCGGTGGTGTGGTTCGAGGAGCTGGACCAGTTCGACGGCATCGACGCGGTGCGGTCGATCCTCAACTCGCTCAGGCGCGGGGGCGACGACTTCTGGATCTTCTATACGTACAACCCGCCTCGGACGCTTTGGTCGTGGGTCAACCGCGAGGAGATTGAGCGGGAGAAGCGGGCAGACACGCTCGTCCGTCGTTCTTCTTACCTCGATGTGGTTGAAGCGCACCCGGAGTGGCTGGGGCAGCCGTTCATAGAGGAGGCGGAGTACCTGCGGGAGAGCGACGAGCGCGCCTGGCGTAGCGAGTACCTGGGGGAAGTTACCGGCACGGGCGGGTCTGTGTTCGGCAACGTGACCGGGGCTCGGCTGACCGACGCGCAGTGCCGTGGGTTCTCTCGCACGAGGAACGGCATCGACTGGGGATGGTTCCCGGACCCGTGGCGGTTCGTGCGGTGCGGATGGGTGCCTGGGGAGAGGCGGCTGTTCCTCTTCCAAGAGTTGAGTGCTAATCGCAAGACGCCGCAGGAGACGGGGCCATGGTGGCCGAGGCGCTGACCTTCTCCGACGAGCCGGGGAAGGATGTCTACCAGCATGACGAGCTGATATGGTGCGACGACACGCCGGACGGGAAGCAGTCGATGGCGGTGTACCGGCGCGAGCTCGGCTTGCGCGTTCGGCCTGCTCGGAAGTCGAACATGAGGCGGCTGTCGTATGAGTGGCTGGCGGGGCTACGGGAGATCGTGATAGACCCCGTTCGTTGTCCTCTCGCCTACGAGGAGTTCAGGTTGAAGGAGTTCGAGCGGGATCGGGACGGGACCTGGATCGACGAGATTCCCGATGGGAACGACCATTCGATTGATGCCGTGCGGTACGCGATGATGGACGACGTGCTGCGGGGAAGGTGACGGGTTGCTCGCCTTCTTCGCCATGCTCTTCTTCACCATGGGCTCGTTCGCCATGAGCTTATTGCCTGCGTTCTTCTGCACCTTTATGCGGGAACTTGTATGAGGGTGTCGGGATTTACGGGGCGGTACCTGCGGGGATGCATGGATGCGAGCGGTTATGCGCGGGGTTCTCGGCTGGCTCTTCTTCGCCATATGCATGAGCTCGATTTATGGCAGCCGAGGTGCGGTGCTGGGCGGGTTCTTCTCCATATGAAGGCGAATGAGGGGCGTCTGCTGGATAGCGGACGTTCTGCTCGTGTGCATGGGCTTGAGGATGTGCGGGTTTCTCGCGCGGTTCTTCGTCATGGGCTTCTTGGGCTTGCGCTGCTGCATGTGGGGGCTGTGACGGGTTGGGATTATCGGATGCGATGTTGGGCGATGTGGGAGGTGCGTATGTCGCGGGATGTGGAAGACGAGTACTGGGTGCCGGAGGGGTCAGGGAGTGGCTGCACTCGGCGGGGTACTCGGTGAGAGTTCTCGAAGATATGGAGCCGCATATCCGGGAGTGGGACGGCTGGATGCGGGCGCAGGGGGAGTTCTACGACTACCGGGACACGGACGGGTTCGGGCGGGTGTACCAGGTGCATCGGCGGTCGATCATGCCGGCGATGCGGGTGTGCCGGGAGTGGGGGTCGCTGCTGCTCGACGAGAAGACCGTCGTGGCCTGCGGTTCGCAGGAGTGCACGGACTGGCTGGAGGGGTTCTTCTCGGGCTGCGGGTTCTGGGGGCGGGCGCAGGAGACCGTGGTGCGCGCTTTTGGGCTGGGGACCGGGGCGTTCGCCGTGTGGATGGATGTCGGCAGGAAGGCCGTCAAGGTTCGGCATTATGACGCGCGCATGGTGGTGCCGCTGTCTTGGGATAGCGAGGGCATTCGGGAGTGCGCGTTCGTCACGCGGGCTTATAGGGGTGGAGAGTCTATCGACCAGCTGCAGATGCACCTTGTGGGCGACGATGGGGTGTACCGGATACGGACCGTCTGCTTCGACAGGGACGGGCGGGTCGTTCGCGTGCCTGGGGTGGCTGATGAGGTCGTCACCGGGGCGCGTCTGGCCGACGTTCGGGATCGTGAGGCCGGCGGTTCCTAATACGCGCGTGGACTTCTCGCCGTATGGGCAGTCGGTGTTCGCCGATGCCATCGATGCGGTTCAGTCTGTGGATCTGGCGTACGATGCCCTTATCAACGAGATTGATGCCGGCAAGATGAGGGTCTTCTTGTCTGATGTGATGTTCGACCAGGAGAAGACGAGTGACGGTCGGCGTGTGCCCATCCCCTTCGGGAAGGGTGACTGCACCGTCTTCCGCAAGGTGATGAGCACCGAGGACACGATCACGGAGTTCGCTCCCGCCCTGCGCACGGGAAGCCCAGGGGAAGGCGTTCCGGCTCGCGCTGCAGGTGCTCGGGGATCTCGTCGGCCTGGGTGTGAACTACTTCGATACCGACAACGTGGGGTACGTCAAGACTGCCACCGAGGTGTCGTCGGACAACTCGGCGCTCATGAGGAACATCCGCAAGAACGAGAACGCCCTCCAGGGCGCCTTGGTGGATGTGTCGCGTGCCGTCATGGCTTGCTCGAGGTTCATGGGTGTTGCGCTGCCTGATGAGGGGGATGTCAGCGTCATATACGACGACAGCATCATCCAGGACACGACGTCGGAGAAGCAGCAGGACATGGCCGAGGTTGCGGCGGGTTTGATGACGCGCGAGGAGTACCGCTCCCGCTGGTACGGGGACTCTGCTGGCGGCAGCGGCGCGGCTGGGGACTCGCTGGTTCGGTGATGTTTCCCGCGCCGGGGAATGCGGTCGCTGGTGGATTGTTCGGGGCCCGAGGCGGCTGCTGGTGCGGGCTGGCTGGCATAGGCGAGCTTGGTGCCAGACGGGTGCGAGTGTCCGGCGGGCGGTGGGGCGTGATTATCTTCTCTTCTCTCATTTTCGGGATACTTTGCAATATACGAGCTGTGCTCCGGAGCGGCGGGCGCGTGTGCTGTGGGTGCGCATTCGTGTGGCTGCTATACTCTCTCATTATTTGCTTCTTCTTCGATCGGAGATTGTCCTGGCATGGCCATGCACGTGAACATCTACTGCGACGAGAGCCGCTACTCGAACAAGGAAGACCCCTATCTGGTCATCGGTGCCGTGAAGTGCCCGAGGGACAGGAAGCCCCAGCTGGCGAAGGAGTTCCTTGACCTCAAGTGGCGCTACGGTGTCGGCGGGGAGATAGGCTGGAAGACCGTGTCGCAGAGCAGGGGCGATTTCTACCTGGCGCTGATTGACTGGTTCCTGGGCCGCCAGGACCTGCGTTTCCGCTGCGTCGTCGCCAACAAGGACAACCTCTGGTCGCATGACTCCGAGAACGCCTTCTATGTGGTCTACCACCAGCTGCTGTACCACTGGCTCGTGCCGCCCAACACCTACCACGTTTACCTCGACGAGAAGCGGGACTCGCGGCAGCGTAGGGTCGAGGTGCTGAAGCGCAAGACTGGCGAGTACATGCCCTCGGGCTGCACGCTTGCCTGCATGGAGGAGGTCAGCTCGCGGGAGTGCGCCCTTGTCCAGGTAGCCGACTTCCTCATCGGCTGCATGGGCTACGCATGGAACGGTCACACCGATCCCGCGAGGTACCCCGCAGGCAGCCCGTTCAAGCGCGAGCTCTGCGCCCACCTGGCACAGGGACTCGGGCGCCCCTCGCTCCGGTTCTCGACCTGGGCTTCGGAGCGCAACTTCAACGTGTTCCTCTTTGGGGAGTAG